TTAGCGAGTGTCTCGTGGGCTCGGAGATGTGTATAAGAGACAGGTACGAGCTTGTACTTAAAATTTATTATCTAGTTCCTTTTAAGTCTACCTGTATGGTACTTCCATCCCAGTTACCACTATCTCTTGTCACTGTCAACCAGTGCGCACCAACACCTGTAACTTTTGAGGGGTAATTGCCAGTCCCCGGTATTGTTGTTGTTACTGTCCAATTGAATAAGTTAGCGTTTTCTACTGGAATATATACCTCTCTACTGTTTGCATAGGTAGGCACAGATGCTGTTATACTGTAACCACCTTGATATTTATAATCAAGTGCTACTATTTGTGTAGTAGACGCAGGTGAAATTGAGATACCATTACTATCACCGGGTATGTATCCATATTTTTCACTATTTGTTAATCTAAAAAGAATCATGCTATTTATATTGTCGGTTGTATAAGAGTTAGCAAAGTTAAGTACTAAAGGTGAGCCAGTAGCGCCATAATTTAATTTAGGGGCGTCATCAATAGCAACGGCATGTTTTTTGCCATTTATTTTACATCCTATTGCATGAAACAGCTGTTTATCAACATCAGCACTAGCTTCATTATGCAGATAAATACCATCTGTACCATAAAATGCACAATTGATAAAAGTGTATTGGCACCCTCTTGTACACCCACAGCCTAGTGCTGGTTGATTATTACTAACAAATTTACAATTTACAACAGTTACTGAAGTGCCACAACTTGTATCGGTACTACCGTCAAGATGAAAGGCATAACTATCTGCACCAATTGAATGAAAATAAATACCCTCAATATAAGTATCTCCATAAATATTTGCGGGACCATTAGGATATGGTGCATCGCTAATAATCTCTGGCATACCAATACCAATAAGGTCTATACCCGGATTTTTTTTAAGTACAATACTTTCTTTGTATACACCACCGTAAATTATAATTGTAACTCTTTTATATCTTTCGCAATATGTCTTTGCAAAAGTAATAGCTTCATTAATTGTATGAAATCTTCCGCCATTTTTGGCAACTGTAATAACACTAGGAGTATCGCCATCAAACACATCATTTTTTAATTTATTTAATGCACTTGTTGTTGAAGCAATTTTATTATTAATTTCATTATTAGTATTGGTCTGATTTTCTTTAAATGCATTTAAAGCAGTGCTAGTATTATTTGCAAGTTGTTTAGCTTCAAGGGCTTCACGTCTATACTCTTCAACTTGTGCGTTATAATTACCTGTATTTACCCAATAATCAGTGTTAGTAATGTCAACATTTACAGGTACAGGTACTTTACTTGTAAAGCTGTTACCTAGGTGTGTAACTATACTTAATGGCTCATACTGTAAAGCCTTATTCCACTCACCCATAATTTTAGGCACATACCTTGCGCCAACATACTGTCTGTTAATTAATCCATTCATATCAATTTTACCTCTCTTTCTAATAGCTTAATACTAAATGACCATAGTCATAGTCGCCAACACCAATATTATTTTCAATGTCTAAACCTGTAGTATTGAAAGTAATGGACTCCCAATGATTTGGGATAGTATAAATAATATAGCCTTCGTCGCTAATTGTAACGAAAATCATTGTAGCTAAATACTGAGCAATAATGTTCTCAGCAAAGCCTGTGTTAAAATTGTCAATCCAATTCTGCACTTCATGTACTTCCTGTTTTAGCTTATTAATTTCGTCGTTTTGCAACTTGTCAGTTTCAATCAAATTATTAATATAAGTTACCATTTTGCACAGAATTTCGTAATAGCTTAAGCTGTCATCATATACAAGGGGTAAAACCTTGTAGCACCAAAACCTAAAAAAATCTCTGTCACAGTTGTCCATATTATGCACCCCTTCCTAGTAAATTGTAAAGAATAAATCTTTAAGCTCATTAATAACCATCATATCAATATTTAAAAACGTTTCCCTAAACTTTAGTAGCATTTCTGATTGATTGCCTTCATAGCCTAAAATTTTGTCAACATAGCTGTCGCTTCTGTTTCCTGTTCCTGTCTCATTATCGCTAGTTGTTCCGTTGAGCGTACTACTCGTACCATCCGTACCCACATTGTGTGTAGCGTTTGTTAAATAATCGTTACTATCAAGTCCGTTAATACCACCCTGTGGTGTATCACTGTAATAGCTCCAAGTATCAGTAGTTCCGTTAGTGCTCGAAGTGTTAGTGTTAGTACCATTTCTATTAGTGGTTTTGGTTTCGCTTCCACTACCTTCATGTGTAACACTCCTGTTCACACTAACTAACGGTTGAATTTTTAATAATTCGCTCTGATAAAGTTGGTTATAATAAGGCATTATGTTTTTCATCTTATCACTAAGAAACAACTTCCATCTTCCTACAGTTTCACAGCATATTTCTCTTGTGTAGTAATGCCTTAAAATCTTCTTACAAAGTTCTGCACGATAATGCTCGTCAAAAATAGGAAAGTCGCTAAAAATCTTATTCCAAGACTTATTGAGTATATCTTCTATGTCATTAAACCCACTCGACAGTGTAAGCTTCGCACATGTTTCACAAATAAATCTAACTTGTGTTGTATATTTACTCATCGTCATCCTCCTTCCTGTCATCATTCTGAGTGAATACATCACGGAAATGACAACTTATCTGAGTACCGAACATATCGTTAATCTGCTGACAGGCTTGTTGTCTTGCAAATTCTCTTGAATATCTGTTAGCCAATACACCACCCTGTAGTCTCAGCACTTCGTCCTTAAGCATTCTTTCTTTTTTCTGAACACTTATGTTAGTTATACCTAAGTAGGTAAGAGCTTCATTCCAGAGATTAACCTTTAACTCATAAAGCTTATCTGCGACATAAGGGGCACCAGTTGTGAACACACCAAACGAGCCACCGTCACCCTCCATGAAATCATTACTAGCAAAAATAACAGGTTGGTTGCCGTCAAACTGCATATAAGCGTTGTGAAGAGCTAATTGTTGTTGTTCACTGCCTTTAATCAAAATGGGTGTTCTTTGAGCTTTGCAGTTAATATCGATAGATGCGTCAAGTTCAGCTAGTCTCTTAGCGTATATTTCCATTTTATTTTTACAGCACCAATGAGTCATATTATCCCAAATGATAACACTGTCACTTCTTCCGCACACACGTTGATAACCATTAGAAGCATAAGCTCGTCTATCTAACGGAATATTGTAAACATCAAGCTGACCACCGAGTATACTTCGTAGGCACAGATTTCCCATAACTTCATCATTAAAATACAGCATAGCACTATTTTCATACAGTCCAACTTCAATAAATCGTGCATCTACAGTGCTGGGAAGCCCAACCCATTCAAATGAGCTAATTGCTATTTCTGTAAATAAATCTAAGTATTGGTCAAAAGTGTAAAGCTGATAACAAACGCTGTCACTAAATGAAGTACGCTCTTGTGCTCGTCTTGCTTTTCTTGCCTTACTCAATTTTATCTACCTCCTTTTTAAACTGAATTATCAAGCGAATAATTACCGACTTCATTAGGGTGTTTCCAAAAGGTAATTCCACTATTAAAATAACTTTCAATCAGAGCTATGTCATCACTTGGTGCGCCGCCCACTATAGTACAGTCAACCGTCTTGGTATAATTCCAATGTGGTCTACTTGAAACATTAGGCACTTTAGTTGTATGACAGGCATACCCAAACACGTCAAAATACTTGTCTATTGCTTTAGCATACTCAGCAGTAATTGATTTTCGTTGAGCTTCAAAACACACTTGTCCTTTACCAAAAAGTGCGTTATTAGTAGCATAATTGCCCTTTACATCGTTAGCAGAAATACTAGCCGTGTAAGCACTTGTTAATATATTTTGCACACTACCCAGTGCTGAATTACTTGACTGTCCAGTAATCATTCCTGTAGCAGTTTGAACGGCTGATGGAATAGCGTTAATTGTAATCGGTACAGCATTTTGAGCAACCCACGCATTAAATGCGTCTACATTCCACGAACATAAAGGGAAGCTGTCAAGAGTGATGGTTTCTGTCATATCCATTCTCCCTGTTCCGCTTGTTTTTGTAGCCTTGTATCTATCAAGGCGCAACACTTCCTGTACTGGCATTGTCATGTTACCTACTATGTTATAATACGGTGTAAGATTTTCTGAGAATTCATAGCGTTGGATTAATGTTTGTCCGCAATTATTTCTTACTTCATTAAAATTGAATGGATAAGTGTATAGTTTCTTGTTTCTCGGTCTGTATCCGTTTATTGTATCACTAGTACTAATTGGTACACCAGTAACATTTATCGGATTAGTATTCCCTGTAAATGTAATATTAACTCCTGCATCCGTTACCTTAACAGGAAGTATATCTGTAGGACACGTGTATAGTGCTAAGATATTGTCGGGAGTAGTTAAATACTGATTTAAAAAATTAGTGAGATTCTTACTGCCTGTTTCTGTGTTAGCAAAGGCTTTTATTTGATAGCCACTATAAACACCGTCGTATAGATATCCTCCTGTTGTGGCAAGTAGTACCATGGTGCAAGTACTTAAAGAGCCTAACCCAATTAACTGAGCGTCATCGTTGTAAACATATTCGCCACACTCAACATTCTCCGGAAGGATATGGTCACCGATGTTATCGGATAGACTGTGTTCACGTTCAACAAAGCATTCTTTTCTTTCAATATCAAACCAATACGTTTGTATAACATCAATTTGAAAACTTATCTCGGCCGTTACATTGTTAATATACTCAATCCCTGTTACAAAAGCATAGAACCAACGAGTACTGAAAGCCGAGTTTTGAAACATCATGTAATTACAGTCATATAAGCTATCTGCTGTAGCCTGTAAACGACATTTACCCTTATTAACTCTGTTGTAAGATACCATAGCAAAATGTTTTTTGGCTTTACTAATAAAATAATTTTCTTGTGTTTTCTTATCTGAAAAATAAATTGTGTGTTTCTGCTGAGTGGAAAGTGGTACTCCACTCAGCAGAAACACCTCACTATCTGGTACTATGTACATTTATCATCATCCTTTATTTAATACGACTGTGTCTCCTACAGCGTTATCACCTGTGATTGGTGAATCTCCTGTGTAGACTGTTCCATCTAAATCAGCTACAAGAGTAATTTCTGTTTTAGATTTTGTTGATGGAATTACAATAGCGCCATATTTCTGTACGGCAATACCCTCTGTTGTAAGGTCTTTTGTTTGAACAAAATTAACCGAATTAGGTGCAAGCGTGGCTGTGTCGTTCTGTACGTCCAGTGTAAAGATTGTACCAACCTCAGAAATATCTTTTCCTGTGATTTTAACAGTGATTGTTGTAGGTAGGGAAATTGTCGCATTACTGTCAACAAAAACGATTGCATTAGCAAAAGGCGAGTAAGAAATAGTTTTCCAACAATGTAACCAATAATTCCAATATAAGCCACTGCCAACACGTGTTTCGTCAAATTCAAATAAGTTATCATAAACTTGAAACCATTCTTCATCAACCAAAACTCCCTTAACGTTTTTCATAAGTTCAAGCTCGTCTACTGTCACTTCTTCAAGACCTGTGGACTCTTCTCTAATGGCTTCAAATCTTTCATTATCAAATGACGCAAAATCATCAATTAAATGAAGTTTTCCCATGAATGTTGCTTTATCCATATTAAAAGCACTAGCTAGTACTTTAACATCAAATTTAGCATTAAAATCAGCGTCCATAAAAATACACTGTTTATCAATAGGAGTGTTGTTCTGTACATGAGTCTCGTTAAATCTACCTGTCATATCAATAGGAAGTAAATTTGATTTTCCTCTAAAAGCTACGGCCACACTATCCATGTCAGTAGTATCAATCTGCTGTGTATATACTTTACCGTGAGAAATTGCTTTAATGAGCAGATACTTAAAAAGTAAGTATTCGTCGTATTCAGCTGACTGATAAACTTGGTTAATAATTGATGTAATAAGATTAGTTACACCGTCAGCAGATGTAAACGCACGTTTTAAAGCCTGTTTCTCGATAGTAATTGGGTACATTACCCTCCAATTAGTGGCGTGAAAGACTGACTGAACATTAGGGAGAGTACGTTTAAACTCCCTACTAGCTCCCTTCTCAGCATCATATTTTACGGCCTTGATAATACCAACAAAAATATCTTCTACAGTTTCGCCGAATTCGAGATAGCCCTTCTTGAGGTGCTTATAAGGATTGTTAAAAGTTGCACTCTGCATACGCACCAATGCAATTCTATTAATTAAAGCGTTGATAAATTCGTTGGAGTGTGTCGGATTTCCGAAAAGGATTTCTCCAACCTTTGGGATATCCTGTTCTTTCTCTATTTTTGGCACATCTTTCTGATATGCATAGGACGCGTTGTTTCTAATAACGTTTAAAATGTCAATTGACCGTGCGTCAAGTTTCGTTTTAGCAATTATTCTAGCCATTAATCTTCCTCCTCTTCAAATAAATCCTCGAAAGAGTTGTACTCTTTCTCTTCCTCGTGTTCTGTCGGTGTGTCTAGTTCATCTTCCTTTTTGTCAACAAAACGTGAAATATATTTGTCTCTCCACATTTTGTCATTTTCCTTATATTTCTGTTTCCACTCGTCAGCATCGGACGAGTCGATTGAATCGGATATATCCTCAATAATCTCAATTGTTTCATCATCCGTTCTATCGCCGACATATTTTCTCACTTTTTCAATAAGTTCGTCTTTTGGTAATTTAGCCATTATCATTCTCCTTTCTTAAAATCGCCTGTGTAACATCATATAAATAGGTAAGTGCCTTCTTGTTGATGGTGTAGGTGGTGTAGGTGGTACAGGTGGTACAGGTGAACCACTAAGATACTCATACCAATTCTTCCCATTTTGTATTCTTTCGTCAAGTGCTACAACACCAGCGCGCTCACGTTCAAAACAGTAAGCCTTAACGGCTTCTTCAACATCCTTTAGTTGAGAAAATTCTAAACCACTATAGGGATATTTTTTAGTAGGTATCCACTGACCGCCATAACCCTCAAGTACTTCGGCATTAATAAGCTGACATTGTAAGTTGCCGTCTTTCCAATCCTTACCTTGAGCGCTTGCGTAGTTAGTGAGGTTTGATGATGGAGTCCACTGAATTAGACCCCACCCACTAGATACACTTACTGTTTCTTTTAGCGCAGGGTTTAAGGTACTTTCTCTCTGAACATTTCCGAGCATACCACATATACTTTCAAGTGTGTATTTTCCGGTAAAATAAGCGTTAAACTCTACAGCGTTATTTTCCATTTGCGCTTGTGTCAGATACTTCCTAGTACCTTCAATAACTACCCATGCCATTAAATTACCTCAGTAAGAAGTGCTTTCCATGTATTGTTACCACACTCACCATCCGTTAAAAGATTGTGGTCTTTCTGAAAATTAATACATGCAGATACACAGCCTTTACCATATTGAGTGTCAATTGAACCTGTATAGTACCCTAACTTTGACATTAGTATCTCAAATACAGTGACATCGTTATTTTTAGCGCCTTTTTTCAATAAAGACATAGTGGTTAATTTCTCCTTTTTAAAATCAACAATTCTTTTAACAAGGACTAAGTCGTTTCGGTGCGAAATATTAGTAATTGAGACACCCTTACCCTTGTGTGTTTTTGTGTTTTTACTATTTCCCATCGACTCAATCATTTGTGTACCGTTAATGGCAATTGCTATGTGGGTAATTCTCTTGGTTGATTTACCAAAATAAAGTAAATCAGCACTTTGAATATTTGTTACTGTTCTGCCTAATACTGAGTAGCCTTGTGCTGTAGTTCTTGGTACTTTCATGCCACACTTATTTAGCACAGAAAATACAAAACCGCTACAATCATATCCGCCCTCGGCTTCGGACTCTCCGCCCCATACGTATGGTTTTCCGAGATACGTTCTCGCCGTTGTTACAATATCACTACTTGTCATTGACATTTACCTCACTGTCAAGCTTATCACAAAGTTTTTGAAGCACGAGTGTATTATTGTTGAGTGCTTCTGAAAACTTGTCTGTCTCTTCCTTATGTGAATCATTAATTTTGTTAATGTAATAACACATAATTAAACACATTCCTATGGGAAAGCCAAGCGTGGCAATTAATGTTGATAAGTCGTTAATCATAATGATTACCCCCCTTTCTTCTTCTTTTTCTTATTATAACATATTATCCACAAATTATCAACATTAATTTGACAAATTGTGGATAATTTGTTATAATAATCTAAAGGAAGTGGATAAATGAAAGAAATAAAATACTATGATGGCACTAAGCTATTAAGCATGAAAGATATTAACGGAAATGTACCCGAAATTTATATATCAACATCAAATAGAAGTGCAGGAAAAACAACATATTTTAATAGGTATCTAGTGAATAGATTTTTAAAGTATGGCGAGAAATTTTGTTTACTATACAGATTTCAAGAGGAGTTAAAGGACTCAGCTGACAAATTCTTTAAGGATATACACAATCTTTTTTTCTCAGCATACACCATGAAGGCTGTACAAATTGGTAATAGTAAAATGTATGGCCTATTTCTATGTAGTGCCTATGATGAAGAGGACGAGGGCAAATCCTGTGGCTACGCTGTAGCTCTCAATTGTGCTGATAAAGTGAAAAAATATTCTCACTATCTGAGTGATGTATCAAGAATTCTTTTAGATGAATTCCAGTCTGAAACTAATCATTACTGCGCAGATGAAGTTAGCAAATTTATAAGCATACACACCTCAATAGCGCGTGGCAATAATTGCCAAGTTAGATATGTTCCAGTAATAATGATTTCAAACGCTGTGACGTTGCTAAATCCTTATTATACAGCACTGGACATTACTGATAGGCTGACCTCAGATGTAAAGTTTTTACGTGGGGATGGCTTCGTACTTGAGCAAGGTTATAATGAGAGTGCGTCTAAATTACAAGAAAGCTCACTATTCAATAGGGCTTTTAACAAATCTAAATATGTAGCGTATGCTTCCCAAAATGTTTATCTAATTGATAATCATGCTTTCATCACAAAAATGAAGGGTCAGAGTCGCTATCTCTGTACACTTAAATATAAGGGTGAAGAGTATGCAGTTAAAATGTTTGAAGAACAAAGCATAGTTTACTGTGACAAGAAGATTGACCCAGATTTTAAACAAAGAATTTCAGTTACCACAGAGGACCACAATATCAACTATATAATGCTCAAAAATAATGCATGGTTAATTGATTATATGCGTTACTTCTTTGATAGAGGTTGTTTTAGGTTTTATTCTCTTGATTGTAAAGAGTGTATTCTTAAATCCTTAGCTTATTATTAATGCTATCTGCGTTAGTTATTTTTGTAACATCGGTATGAAAGGCTCTTTGAAATATAAGACATGCCCTTGTAGTTGGGTGTATGCCTACCCATGCATTAAGAATTAACGTTATAGATATATTATAAAGGACAGAATTTAATTCTGTCCTTTTCTTATGTTTCACGTGAAACATTTTATCTCATTTTATATGTTGTCTCTTGTAATACTATCCCACCTCTTATTCTCACTGGCCTCAGTTTTCCATATACTTCCACCCCCTGTTTAAAATCAGCAAGCGTTCTCTTTGTTTTTAAAAATTCCTGTTGTTTTCGTGGGTATTTCTCAAGTTCTTCATCTGACACCCCCTCCATTGATTTAAGAAATAAATTTTTACACCTATCCGGCATACCTGCACATTTTACGTTATAGTATGGCTCATTAATTGGTTCTTCATCCTCATGCGTAACATGCTCAATATATGTTTTCTGCCGAACAAAAATAGCTTCATTCCAAAAGCTCTCTAATTTCCAACAACAAAAATTAGAGGGGTGTATTTTTATTCCATTAATTTTTTCCTTTGTAGTACAACAATGTATGCTATCCGTGTCGGCGTATACAAAATATTTATAGTTTTGCTGTGCCGCTCTAATAGTAAAATTTCTAGCATAACTTGTTATTGCTGAACCTATTGGTATATACATAACTTTCTTTTCGTGTTCTTCAAATGTCGTAAAACCTAGTGAGCCATCGTCCTTCTCTCTTGCCACTTTAAAAGAGGATATATCCGAACTGCTAAGTTTTCCATATAAGTTATTTAAAAAAAGTTTTGCCAGTGTTCGTCTTGCCCCTGTACTATTCTGTTTAATTTTCTTGTATTTGTCAATATATTTATCAAAAATTCCTATTATAGTTCTAAAATAACATCCGTCCAATATCTCAAAATCTACAAGGTTGTAATGCTCTTGTAACAATTCAAAATCAGTTTGCGTAAGCACCATTTCAACAGTAGCTTTTTTAATATTACCGTCAAAATCTTTGTACCATATACTTGCTTCTCCTGTATCTTTATCAACTATATCTGACGTTTCTAACATTTCAGTAGCCTTATACAAAAAACTCCCTTTAATCTGTATAAATGGGAGTTTATTTTCTTTCAGATAAAAACGTGTACGTATGCGAACAAAATAATAATATTGGTCTGTAAGACATTTTGAAGGTATTTTACCTTTGAAAAAAACTGGCTGACCATAGGGATAATAATTTCCACTTTCTGAGTGCATCACAGAGGGATAGAGACTATTGACGTCTGCTGTTATACCCTCAGTGTATATTCTGTTTTCACATCCTTTCTTTAGGTAACACCAACCGCCCCTATATGAGTGTCTTATATACTCATCAGCGTTTGAGTATTTATATTCAAGTGGGTTTAATTTAAACTGTGTTAAATCGGGAAAAAATGCTTGATAGTCTTGCTTGTCAACTGTAGCTTTAAATTCAGAGAGACAGCATGACCCAATAGTAAGTTTTAAGTGCCCCTCTGTTTGCATTATTTCAAGCGCTTCTTTAACCACTAGAACATCATTAGCAATATAACGTTTTTCGCTATCTGTAATTGGACAACCTGCGTATCTATGCCCTTTATACTCCATATTTAATTTACGGTGCTTTGTTTGAAAGCTTTTCCCAATTTGTTCAACTGAAAATGGCAAGAGTTTCAAACTATCTCTAATCTCAATAAATGCGTAAGGCGTCTTGATAAGTATACTGTACCACTGACCCATGTCTGAAATCGAATACACAAACGATTTTGGTGTTAAATCTTTCTCCTTTAGAAAATGAACGTCGCTATCGTTATTGGGATTTACATAGAGTTTTTGCTCATATTTCAATTCTGTTAGTAGGAATGAAAGCCAAAACGAACCGTCAAACTTCAAGTTATGATAATATATACAAATATTCTGCTTTAAGTTGTAGAGATAATTATATGTTTCTCTAATTGAATGATGTATTTTAACATCCTCTGTGCCTAGCTCTACAACTGCTGAGACCCACACCTCCGTAAATGTCTGCTCTTCGTATACTGTGGTTTCAAAATCCCCCACCATATATTTCATTTGCCTTTTCATATTTCTTCCCACGTTTCATCGTTGGCTATTGCTGTATCGATTTCTGCCTGTTCTGCATCACTTGGTAAATTGCCACTTATTAACGTATATAAATGTTGTACGGCCGTTCTTGATACAGCACTACTAGGATGATATCTAATTATAACTTCACAAGTTGCTAAAAAATCCTCACTTGCTTGTCCTATGGTATATAAAACAGAGTCTGCGCCATACTTTTCAATTTCTGAGTTTAAAAGATTATTTAATAAGTCTGCTGACTCGGATTGCTCAACACTCACGCTTGCTATCATGGCCTGTACTTTATCCCATACTATTTTTGAAATATTAAACATTTGTTGCCATTCGCTGTTAGACTTAATTCGATTATAGTCCTCTTGGTCTTTTTTTCTTCTCCTAGTTTCCCATGCTTTCCTAACAGCTTCTTCTCTTATTTCTCTTTTTCTCTGCTCAACTGTTATTGGTTGTCCTGTTACTGCACTGATGGCATATGCTTTCTTATAAAGCTGTGCCGGTCTAATCTTTGATAGCCTTCTTATTGAACCACTTGTTATGGTTTTTGGCTTTGGTGGTATAAGGTTAGGCTCGAACACATACCCTCTTTTTTCAGCATATCTAATAAAACGTTTAATTCTTTTTCGCTCTTTATTATATTCCTTCAAGAGTTGCGATTTCTTAGTTATCTTACCCATACACTTTATCCCTCCTATGTTTATAAGTAAAGGGGGGGTAAAACCCCCCCTTTATTAATAAATACTCTAAATAATTAAAGTACCATTAATTGGTAAAATTTTCTACCGCTATTGGATGTATTCTCGCATACCTCTATAAGCGCATGTCCATCTTCTGAAATGATATCTTCAAGCATTTCTAACGTTTCATTAACAGTCTTAGATATACTTGTAAATACTGCTCCGTCTTTATCAACAAGCACTGATACTGTTACAGGATTTCCGTCTTTGTCTTTATCAGAATATGAGCCGACATTAACAACATCAATCTGTAATCCCTTCTCAATTTTCTGTGATGATGCCTTTGCATTAAATAATTCTTTCTTTGATAACATGATATTAACCTCCTATTTTACTGCTCTGTGTCTGCTTTGTCTGCTTTGTCTTTTTTTTCGTCTATTACTTCCTCTGCTTCTTCAATGTACTTACTGAGTGACATTGAATATGTTTTAGTGGCTACTTTCTTGTCTGTGATAGCTGAGATTTTAAAAGTATCTGTCTCATACATCTTACGGATGTAATTAAACAGTTTCTCTTCATCCTTTGGTGCTTCACTTTCATAGACTGGGTAAGTCTTGGTCATAGGCTCGCACGTAACTATATCCATGCCAATTACTGTGATGTTTAACGTGCTGATTGTCCTTGTTACTCTTGGTTTTCTCATTTTAATATCCTCCTTGTTTTTTGTAATGAGTTTGCATTGTAACTTGTTGTAACTTGTTGTAACTTGTTGTAACATGCACCATTGGTGCAAGAACTAGTGGATGGAATTGCACCATCCCTCAGCTTGGTTACTGCTAGTTAATATTTATTAAAAAAAAAAAATATGCTTCATTAATATCTTCTTCGTACACTGTAGTCATATCGTGCACTAATTTATCCATTAACTCTGAGGGTATAAAATCTGATGAACCCTCATTTACAATACTGCGTGTAGCATTATCATAAATCTTAATTGCCTCGTTAATTAGAACTAAATGTAGATTATAAAGTACCATATTGATATCCTCCTGTCTTCTCTTGTCCTTTGTTAAGTTGTAACTTCCTTACAAGTATTATTATAATACACTATAGCCAAAAATGTCAAGCACTTTTTTCAAAAATTAATAAATTTCTATGTAAAGAATTCCTTCTTTCATTTGATGAGCTTTAACAGGACTATTGATGTGCTGTATCAATTCACTAGTTTTAATGCGCTTTCCATTTTTAAATGCTTTTATTTCATAGCAAGGTAAAACGTTCATTAATTGTAATACTTCATACACCTTCGGTACTTCACTGTCAATATATTGACTAATCATTATTATTGCAACCATAACGAATGTCACCATAACTAATACTTTATATATATCCATTTTGTTAATCCTCCATCACGATAAAAAATTCGTTTCTTATAATGTCTATTTCCTTAACTGTTCTTTCAAGTAAATCAGATGTGATAAAGACAGCTTTATCCATATATAACCAATGCCTACTCTCAGTTATGATATTCAAAAAAGGCATCGCCATCAATAACGCTAATTAAATCTTTAAATTTCATTTAACTTCTCCTTCCATTCTTTTACTTCATCGATTATAATTTCTGCTAAAGCGTTAGCCGTCAATTTAGTCTCAAGTAACCCAAAAGGTGCTTTAAATATGTGCTTATATCCGTCAGCGTATATATAAAAGATTGTTGATGATATTGAGGGTTCAATATACGTTTCGACTCTGCAATTATTAAACTCTGGCGATGTTTGTATTAGCGCTTTAACTACTTCTAAATATTGTGCGTGCATAATTTCCTGTTCACCTCCTCTCCACTTATCCTCTACACAATAATTGCTATTACATGCTCACTGTGACCATTATCATCTATCACCCCTCACCACTACTATAAATCTGTCTCTTATACACATCTCCGAGCCCACGAGACACTCGCTAATCTCG